TCATCGGCTCGCCTTGGTCGTCTTTGAAGCCGAGCATGGTTTGGGCGCCTTCGAGGATGGCGTGCATCAGCTCCTCGGGGGCGGGGGCGGTGGTGCTGCCGTGGGCGGTGGCGGGGAGCGGCAGGGCAGAGATATCGACCGTGATGTCGTTGGACTGGGAGCCGCTATCGCCTTCGCTGTGGTCGGTGTCGAAGTAGCTCTGGCCGTCATAGCAGGAGCTGGTTTCCCCGGCGATGATCAGGGTGGACAGCAACTTGGCCCAGTGGGCATTGGCGCGATCCACCTGCTCGCCGATGCGCACCATGATCTGGCCAGTTTTGTCGCGGCGCAGGTCATCGATGCTGATCTCCAGCGTGCTCTCGAACGGCTTGTTGCGGATGGTGTAGGCCGCGTCGCGCAGGCCCTTGGCCTGACGTTCGCCCACCCATTCGCGCATGGCGGGGGACATGCCAAGCCAGCGGTAATCCTCGCCGGCTTGGTCGGAGGTGAAGTAGTTGGACAGGGTGTTGGCCCAGCCGGCGGCGCCCTGTTCCAGGCGGCGGAAGTATTCGCCGATGATGGCGCGGCTGCTGAGGGTGGCAAGGGGGGTAGGCATGGATATCTCCTCGGTCAAGACGGGGTGGGGTTACTCTTTGGCCCAGATGCCGCGTTTCTTTGCGACGACCCAGCCCGTGGCGTCGCCATATTCGATGACGACGTAATCCCCCCGGCGCGCGGTGGCCTTGGTGTTGCGCAGATCTTTGTTGTCGGTGTTGGTCAGGTCGGGGCCGCCAATGCCGTCGTTGGCATCGGGGCTGATGTTGACCAGGATGGCGCCATCGGCCCCGCCATTCATGACGGCGAAGGACATGCCCTCGACCGCGGGCAGGGTGATGGTCTTGGCGTCGGCGGTGACCACGAACAGCTTGGCGGTATCCTGCTTGTCGAGGGTCTTGTTATCGGCAACGGCCTCGACGGTGTAGCCCTCCCAGGGATCGCGCAAGGCCTGGGTGTCGAAAGCGACCACGCCGATGCCGGCGGATACATAGCGGGAGACGAAGCCGATGAAGGTGCCGCCCACGGGGGACAGACTGAATACGGCGTCGTCGCTGGCATAGACCGGCAGGCCGACATCGGTGATGGCCAGCCCGGAGACGCTGAGCTGGATGCTGCCGCGCTTGGCGACGGTAATCGACAGGGCACCGGCGGCGCCGTCGCTGTTGTCGGCCTGCTCTTGGGCAAAGCCCAGGAAGCGATCGCCGGCGACCAGGGGCCGGGCATAGCCGGCGCCATTTTCACCGACCGCGGCGCCGGTGTAGATGATGTCGCTGGCAACGACGGGGTATTGGGTGACATCACCCAGGCTATAGGCCTGGGGGACGTTGGCGGCTAGGGTGGTCATAAATTACCTCGACGGGGATGGTGAGCGGTTCAGGCGGCGGCTCGGGAGCGGCCTTCGCGCAGGATCTTGACGCGGCCGGCGGCGATGGCGGTGGAGAAGGCGGCGTAGCGGTCAAAGTCACCACCAAACTCGGCGCGGAGCTGGGCATCGGCCTGCCAGGCGCGGGCCAGCCGTGCCTCGGGGTCGCCGGCGTCGTCATCGCCCTCCTCGCCCGGATCGCCAGTGGCGGAGGCGGTGGCGGGGATGCCCTGCTGACCATCAGCCAGCCAGGCGGCGCGATAGGTGGAGCGGGCGGCGGGATCGTGCTCGACACTGGCGGCCGGGGCGGCGGCGGGGGCCGGGGCGGCGGCGATCATGGCGGCGGCGGCCTCGGCGCTCAGGCCTTGCGCGATGGCGACGGTGGCCAGGCCCAGGGGCAGGCCGGCGGCCTCCTGGTGGGCGGCGAGGATGGCGGTGACCCGGGCGCGCTCGGCACTGACGCCGGCCTCGTGGCCCAGGACCTCGGCGGCTTTGAGATCGGCCTCGGTGATGGCGGGGGCGGGGTTCGCGGGGGCCGGATTCGGGGTTCCCGCGGCTTGAAGATGACTCATAGCGAGTTCCTCATGGGGGTTGGCGTTCAAGGAGCCAGGACCGCGGGGGGCCGAGGCGGTGGTGAGGGAAAGGGTTTCGCGTAGGACGGCGGCGGGATCAAACCTGACCAGGGAGCCTGGCATAACCGCGCCAATGGTGGCGGACGGCTTGGCGGTCGCGTCGGTGGAGAACAGGCCCTCGAAGTTCCCTAGGCGATCGGCCATGCCGGCGGCGACGGCGGCCTGGCCCACCAGGACCCCGCCGCGGCCGAAGTCGCTGATGACGCGCTCCGGGGTGGTGCGGCGGTAGGCGGCAACGTCGGTGACGAACAGGGCGGCCAGTTCGTCGATGACGCGCTGCATTTCGGCGCGCCCGGCCTCGGTGTCGGGGGTGGCTTGCTTGAGGGGGGAGACGGCGGAGATGAGCTTGATGGGCGCATCCTTCTCCGGGCGATAGGTGCCGACCACGCCGATGCTGCCCAGCAGGGCGCTGGGGCTGGCGACGATCTCCCCGGCGGCGCTGGCCAGCCAGTAGGCGGCGGAGGCGGCCAGGCCATCGACGTAGGCGACGACCGGCTTTTGCGCCTGGTCGATGGCGCGGATCTGGTGGGCCAGTTCCAGGATGCCGGTGGCCTGGCCGCCGGGGCTGTCGATCTCCAGGACGATGCGCTCGATGGCGGGATCGGCGGCGGCGGTGGCCAGGTCGCTGGCCAGGACCTCGACCGACGTGGCGCCGCTGACCTCGGTGAAGAGGTTGGCGCGGCGGAAGATCGGCCCGGTGACGGGGACGATGGCAGTGCCATCGCGCACGTTGACCGTGCGGGCGTTATCCAGGGGCCGGCCCAGTTGCGCGGCGACGGCCTCCGGGCTGGCGTTGGTGCGGCTGGCGATGCTCAGTAGGGTTTCCAGGCTGTCGGGCTGGATCGCCCAGGGCTGGGCGAGGATCAGGTCAAGGGCGCGGGTCATGGCTGCTCCGGGGGGACCATGGCGAGGGCTTCCTGGGAATGGTCGTGGGCGGGGACCATTTTGCCGGTGGCGGGAAGATGGTCGGCGGCGCGGGGGTGAGCACTGGCGGCGCTCAGGGTGGCGCGGGGGCGGTCGGTGCCGTCATCTTCGCGGGCATCCTCGGGGTCATCCTCGCGGCCGTCGTCGCCATCATTCGTGGGATCTTCCCGGCGACCGTTGGGACGGGTGGGTTCCTGGGGAGCGACGGGGCCGGCGGCGGCGATCTCGGCTTCCAGGGCGGCCTCCTTGAGGCGTTGCCGGCGCACCTGGTCGTAATCGCGGCCGGTGAGGGCGGCGGTTTCGGCGCGGCGGGTGCTGAGGCCCAGTTCCAGGCGGCCCTGGGCGGCGGCGATGGCCTTTTGCTCATCGAGGATCGGCGGGGCGTCACCCACCCAATCGGAGCCCAGCCAGGCGGCGCGGGCGAAGGGGTCGCTGAGAAAGCCGGGGGCGGCCAGGCGGCCGGCGAGGATGGCGTCGGTGATGACCGCCTCATAGACCGGCTGGCACAGGGCCTGGGCCAGCCACTGGCGGCGGCCTTGGAAGAACTGCCAGGCCATGAGCAAGGCGCCGCGGGCGGCGGAATAGCTGGACTGGAAGTGGCGGGTGAGGACCTCGTGGGGCAGTTCCAGGGCGGCGCCCACCAGGCGGGTGAAGGTGGCCAGAAAGGACTCGGCGGCGGCGTTGGGCGCCTTGGGGTCGCTGAACTCGATGCGGTCGCCGGGGAAGAGGCTGGTAATGGTGGAATGATCCAGGTCAATCTTCTTCTCGGCGTAATAATCGCGGCGGTCGCTGGTATATTCGGTGGGGGCCATGGCCGCCAGGCCCTCGCCGTCGCTGGTGGTGACGAAGGCCAGGAACAGGGCGGACTTGACGGCGCGATCGACCTCGGCGTCGATGTAGCGGTCGAGCTGTTTCAGGACCCCCAGGACCGGGGCCAGGTCGGGGACGCCCCGGGTCTGGCCGGTGCGCAACTGGCGAAACAGGTGCAGGGTGAGGCGGCGGCCGGTGCGGCCGCCGAAGGCCGGCAGGGGGGCCCAGCTCTGCGTTTGCCCCAGGCGGCTGCCGGCGCCGGGGTGGTAGCGTGCCACCCAATAGCGCAGCGGCGCCCCGCCGGGCTCTTTCTCTACGCCGGCGGTGATGGCCAGGCCGGGGCGGACGGGGATGGGGTCGCAGACGCGATCGGCCTCGATGTGTTGCAGGGCGAAGCCGTAGGGCCAATCGGCCCTGGGCGCGGGCAGGGTGGCGAAGGTGATGAAGTGGTCGCCATTTTCGAGCACGGCGCGGAAGGCCAGTTCCTGCTGCTCGGCAAAGGTCAGGGTGCGGGCCAGGTCGCAGTTGGTGGACTGGCTGAACAGGGCCCATTCGGCTTCGGCCTGGGCCTCCCAGGCGCGGGCCTGGTCGTCGCTGAGCTGGAGGCGGTCGCTGTCGATGGCGGCGTTGAGCTTAAGCCCGGTGCCGACCACGCTGGTGACCTTGCAATTTAAGGCGGAGGCGGCGAGGGGGTTGTTGCGCTGGCTGTCGCGGGAGCGGCGGCGCAGCTCCACCAGGTCATCGAGGCTGTCGCCATCGGCGTCGCGGGTTTTGGTGACCCAGTATTCTCCGGCGCGTTCCTGGGAGGCCGACTTCCAGGGGCGGCTATCCTCACGGGCCTCGATTTGCCAGGCGATGCCTTCGGCGGCGTGGCGCAGGCTGCCTGGCACGGACGCGCGCGGGCGGCGCGGTCGGGCGGGGGCCTCGTTGAAGGTGGGCAGGGGCAGGACCGGGGCGGGGCTGGGCATGGGGCGGAGGGCTTAACCGCGGAAGATGGCGCGTTGCAGCGGGGCGCGCGTGGCGCGGGCGGACAGGCGGGTGACCCAGCGTTGCCAGTAGTCGATTTGCTCGCGGACTTGGCGCAGATCGGCCCGGGTCAGGTCATGGCCTTCCACGGCGATGCGCTGACCCGCGGCGATTTTGGTTTCCGCGTCGAGCCAGAGGCTGAGCTTGGTTTCGGCGGTGGTGAGGTCGATACCGGGCATGGCATAAGCATGGCCGGGGAGGTGGCGGGGGTCATTAGACGATTCGCCGGATTTTGCCGACGATTTGCCGGATTTGGCGGTTGCCGACTAGCCGGGCGCCCCCGGTGACAGGGTGGGACGTGGCCCTGGGCCGATCATGGCGGGGGGCGGGTGGCGATAGCCGAGGACATGTGCAGGGCCGTGTTGATCGATGAGGGCCAGGACGCGGGTGACCCAGCGTGGGATCGCCGCCTGTCCGCCCCAGCGGTAGACGGTGTCGATGGAGACGCCAAACTCGTCGGCGAAGGACTGCGGGGTGAAGCCGTTGCGTTGCAGGGCAGCGCGGAACTCGGGTTTTGTCATGCTCATGGGCGGGCTCAGAGGACGTCGTATTTCTTCCAGCCCCCGGTGGTGACGGCGCGGGGGATGATGGTGGCGAGGGCGGCCGGTGGCGAGGGCTGGGCCGGGGTAGCGGTGGGCGGTGGGCCGGTGGGTGGTGCTGGGCTGGTGGCGCCGGCGGCGATGGCGGTGGCGATGGCCTCGGGCTGGAACAGGTCGCCTTGGGTCGGGCATTGGCGGGCGGTGAGCTGTTCCCACTCGCGCGCGCTCCAGGTGCCGATGGCTAGGCGGCGGGCCCGGGGCAGGCGCGGGTTGTGGGTGAGGTGGGCGATGGCCCAGGCATAGACGGCGGTGTCGATGGGCTCGTTGCGGGCCGAGGCGGCGGTTTTCTCCCAGCGGCCGGTTTCAGGGTCGCGACGCTCGGCGGCGATGCCGGCGAACCAGGCGGCGGGCAGGTCGGATGGCAGGTGCCACCAGCGGTCGGCGGAGGCCTGGGTGGGCATCATGGCCAGGCGGTCGATGAGCGTATCCTTGGCGGTGTCGGTGCCGATGAGGTGATGGGCTCCGCCCTTTTTCAGCCAGGTTCCCCGCCAGTTGATGTCGTGTGGCTTAGGCGGGCTAATGAGGGCGGCGTGGCGGCCGGAGGCGCCCTTGACAGGGACCCAGCCGGCTCCGGCGTAGAGGTGACAGGCGGCATAGACCTCCGCGGTCCAGTTGCCGGAGTCGACGGCGTGGAGCTGCGGGCGGATATCCATGCCGTATGGGTTGAGGAGCGGGCGATCGAGGTAGTCGGCCAGTTCGGCGTCCGTTTCCGGGGCGACGGGGCTGCCGTGGGTGAGGTGGTAGTCGACGACGTAGATCTGCGGGTGCTTGGGCGATGGCCCGCGGCCAAAGCCGAGGATGAGGGTTTCCAGGCGGTTGGCCTGGACGTCGGTGGCGGCGACGGTGATGAGGCAGGCGGCGGGGGGTTGCCGCAGGGGCCAGGTTTCGACGCTCTTTTCCAGGTCGGTGGCGGCGATGCCGCCGGGTGGTTCGTAGGGGATGGCGAGGGAGGTGCTGACGAAGGCCTTGATCAGGGCTGGGTCGTCGCCGGCGGCGGCGCGTTCGGCATAGAGCTCGGCCCAGGTGCGGCCGAGGCCAAGGGGGGTGTAGAGGCTGGGCAGGCGGTAGCTGTGGTGGTGTGAGCGTTCTGGGTAGCGGGCGCGCCATTCGCCGGCGGCGAGGAGCTCGGTTTTGGCGCCGTGGGGGATGGCGGTTCCGCAGTGCTCGCAGAGGTAGTCGCCACTGGGGAGGATGCCGTCGAGCTCCAGGACCTGGTAGGTGGCGCAGTGGGGACAGGGGACGTAGAACTCGCGCTGGTCGCCAGCGAGGTATTCGCGCCAGATCAGCGAGGCGCCCATGATCTTTTTCGGGCTGCTGCACTGGTAGATTTTGCGCAGGCGACCGAAGGAGTCGGCACGGCGGCGCAGGGTCATCAGCGGGTCGCCTTCGCCGCCCTTCAGCTCTTCGTAGCTGTCGACCTCGTCGGCCAGGACGTAGCGCGCGGAGTACATGCCCAGCGAGGAGGCGGAGGCGGCGTGGGAGATGATCAGCCAGCCGCCGGGGAACTTGACGCGGGTCAGTGTGTTGGCCGATTCGCGGCGCTTGTTCTGCTTGATGCGCTTGGCCAGGGCCGGGGTGGTTTCGATCAGCGGGTCGAAGCGCATCAGCTTCCAGGAGTTGCCCAGTTCCTGGGTGGGCTGGCAGACGATCAGCGGGCCTGGATCGTGGTCAATGATGTAGCCCACCAGGTTGTTGAGGGATTCGGTTTTGACGGTTTGCACCCCGGCGACGACGGTGATGAGCTCGGCGCCGGAGTGGGGGCTGAGGGATTCCATGATGCCGCGGGCGGGCGGGTTGCGATCGGTGCGCCACTGGCCGGGCTCCTTGCTGGTTTCCTTGGGCAGGACGCGGTGGGCGTCGGCCCATTGCCAGACGGACAGGCGCTCGGGGAGGTGCCAGCCGGCTGCCCAGCCGCGCCACCAAGCGGCGCGGGCCTGGCGGCGGGCGCGGGGGCTGGCGGTGCTGGCCAGGGGGTTGGCCGGGCGGGGCTCGGGGGTGGACGCGGGGATCATGGCGGCGGTGGGAGG